TAAAACGTGCAGAAAAGCTGCTTTCTATGGGCGATTATGTGGACGGTAACGTAAACGAATATGCCAATCTGAAAGCTGTGGCACTTGTTAAGAATATTTACGGGAGAGAGGACGAAAAATGAGCGAAGAAAAACTGTACGCGGTGAAGAACGATGAAGGCAAATACTATGACTGTGAATATGAAAAATTTTTGCCATTGTCAGACGCTTATTGTCCCGCCATTGTCAGTGAAGATAATGCTAAGGCTATTGTTAATGATTATGGTGGTCAAATTGTCACGTTCGTTGAGGAACCTAAAAAGGTAGTGCTAAGCGAGAAGCAGGCAGAAATCGTTGAAGATGCACATGTCTATATGTATCCAGCAAAGTGTATTACTGATAGTCATTATCATGCGTATCCGGAACATTATATTCCTGATGATACTGATAATTCTGATGGCTTAGAAGAGTTACTAATGAATGCTTATGTCAACGGCTACACCGTGAAAAAGGAGAAGAAGTATCGGCTGCCAGTTCCTAATTCATGGTGCGGAGACAACGACCACTACTGGCGCAAAGAATCTGATGGAACATTGACTTGGAGCATTTTATCCGGACGAGCAGAGGACTTTGAGTTCACCAAAGATGAAATTGGCAAATTTGAATTGCAAGACTGCGAAAAAGAAGAGGTGACTGACGATGAATAAACAAGAAGTGAACCTAAAAAGTGGTGGACGAGCTTGTTACTTCGTTGCCAAGGTGTCTGATTTTGGGAATGCACACCGTGTATCGCCTATCTACTTCAACCGTGAGCGAGCAGTTCTTCAACTTAATTACTTAAAAAAGAAGAACGCTGACGTTTACTATGCAATGTTCGAAACTACCGGCTGGAGGTGTGTGCTATGAGCAATGATGGCAAGAAAATCATGAGCGATCCAGAAATTACCTACGCAATCATTAATGAGGGCGGAATTGATTCAACAGGGTTGGCATACGATGAAGCTATTAAACGTTTCAAAATGCTATCTGATGCGAATGAGTTCAATGTTGAAGATGGAGATGGTTTGGAAAGCGGTGATGAAGAGTTATACACCGTAAGATTGGTTAAGGAAATTAGGCAATCTGGCCCTATAATGCACGAAGAAATTGTAGTTTGGGAGAACGAAGCGTCTTTTAAAAAAGAAGAGGTGACTGACGATGACATGGGTTGTTAGAGGCGAAGAAGCCGGTATTATTGACTATTACTTTGACAACTTGTCTAAGCGCCACAAGGCCGTTATTGGAGACTTCGCGGTAACAATGGGAGATCCTCTTTATCGCTTCAAGAGTGAGGCAGAGGCAGAAACAATTGCCATGAATGTTTATTACGATGGCGAAGACATGTATCCGTACGAGGTGACTGACGATGAGCAATGAGACGAAGCGGGACGTGTTTGAGAAAGTACTTAGAGAATGGGACGATTTGGTTCACAGTTGCAGGCTTCAAGGAGAAGAAGCACACGGTTCCTGCGAGTTTGACCCAATTTTAATCAAATATAGGAAGGACTATACTGCCGCCTTGCCAGATGAAACCGAAAAGCAGAAAAACTGCCCGTATTGCCATGAAGTTGACTCACAATCAAAACATGCGCATTATGGCAAATCCCTGACAGAGGTGTACAGGGTATGGGCACGAATCAAATCACCAGAAAACAAGCACCCAAAGTTGCACGTTACACAAATTAACCGGTTCAAAGAAGTATCAGTAGTTTTGGATAAGGCAATTAACTACTGCCCAATTTGTGGGAGGAAACTATGACAGAGACGAAGCGGGACGTGTTCGATGACTTAGTCGAAGAACTAGCAAATGCATACATTGCCTTGGACGGTGAAGGAATTGGCGATGATCTTACTAACGAAGACAAACAAGCCTATCTGAAAGACTATGACGCCGCTTTGCCAGATGATCTGCCGGTGATCCCGGAAGAGGTTGGTGAATACATCCGATGGTGCAAATCATATGATGGCATTCATAGCATATCGGAAGCACTCTACTACGCAACGGAAAGCAATAGAGAATGGATATATCGTGCAAAAAATTCAGATGCCTTCGCCCGTGCATGGTTGCTAGGTGTCTGGCGCGTTGAGGAAACCGGCGAAATCGTGAAATTGGAGGCGGAGAAATGACAGAATTTACTGGTGGAATAAATATCCCGAAAGATGACATTGACTTTGGAGATTATGTACTAATTGAGCAAAAGCGATATGGAGTTCCAAATGAAATGTTTCAGTTTAAGGTTGTTGGTTCCTATCAATCAAACGCCTATCGTGATGTGCCAATGGACGGCGTAGATCGCGACAAGAAATGGCACCCACACGTTGTAGACGTTCTGAACGTTATCTGCTGTGGCATTGATGAAACCGAGGTTGATACCGTAAGAAAGGCTGACGTTAGACTGATTAAATCGCGACACGAGGAGGCATAGAAATGAAGAAAAAGATCAAGCACGGCATTGCCTATATTATTTTAGCAGTTTGGGCTGGTGTCATCATTTACGGATTTACCAATGTGCTTTGGGATTTCCTTGTTAAGCCTTTCATCGAGATTGGGATAGTTAAGTCACTTATTTTCTTCACATTATTCGTTGGATTAGCAACAGTCATGTGGTTAATCATGTCGGCAGGTGAAAAGCTGGTCAAGTGGTTACTAAAAGAATAGAGGCGGAGAAATGAAACAGATGATAAACAACATATGGAATATGTCTCCATCAGTGCTGAACATGAATTTGATCATCATATGTGGTGTCCTTGCGGCAATTCTGCTGGCATTCCTTCATTGGGTAAATAAGCAGAAATGATGATTGCCGTCATGCTGCTAATCTCAGGTGCTGCAATGTGGATGTGGGCTAACTGGAAAAGAGGAAAATAAATGAATGATCGGCATCGAGCAGTCATGCGAGCGCGCATTAGGTATGAACGCAGGAAACATGAGCGAACAATGGACGAATTCGCAAAAGCACTTTATCCAGTCTTCAAGGCGGCCGCTGCCACGATTGAACAATGGCTTACTGCCTTCCAGTTCAGGTAAACAAAAAGCGCGTCTGATGAAGGACGCGCTGGAGGCAGATTAAGCTAAGAGATGTAAGTAATGAATTTCGCCACAATAGAGGCTGCCTCCTTAATCAGTATAGCAAACACAAATGTCGAAAGTACATTTAAAAGCATCAAAAAAGCGCGCCGGGTGTTGACGCGCTCTGGAGGCCAGTGTGTAAATTGAACCTAGGGTAATAATCATTTGGAGTGGGCCTCCGAAGACAGTATAACAAAAAACCGCCGGATTAGCGACGGGTGGAAGACAGGGACTTTTATGCAATACATGGCTTTTGAATAATGGAACTTAAGCCACCATCTTCACAAACAGTATAACAAAAGCGCACCACGAAGGCACGCCTGACAATTAATTATCCGCAAAATAATTATACCATAAGGGGTGGCGCTTGTGATGGAGCTTTTATCAATTAGCGATGAAAAGGATCGGGAAGCAGTCGAAGATATCCTGAATAAATACCGAGCAGAGCGCGGATTCATAAAAGCGCCAGTCAATCCAAAGATCACCAGTGCATGGGGAGACGGTACTTCTGCCAGCACTGTTCAGCGTCCGCTGTATGCACAGCAGCGTTTGGAGAGACAAGCATCAGCGCGTAAGTTCTGCGACTGGTGCGACAATTGCATTGCGTCGATGCCGAAACAATCACATCAGCGTTTATTAAGGGTGCGCTATTGCGATGGGCCCGAAACAGACACGCCAGACGGTGATGCAATGAATATTCTGGATATATCTTCAGCAACCTACACACGCAGAAAGAAAAATGCATTGTTAGCAGCGGCCTGGTACTTTGGCGTCACACCCAGAAAAAGTAGTGAGCAATAAATGATCGATGAATGAGGACTATTTGATGACTAATTGATTGATAAATGAGTGGCGAACTAAAAACGGAAACCCTTATGATTATATTGTGCCAAGGGAGCGATCCTAAAGCACCGATTTTTCCTCCGAGCCTCAGTGATGATAAAGCTGTGGCAAGGCGTGGCAAATGGACTGGCTGTGATAGTCAGGCGGGTTCGATTCCCGCATGCCACATTGTCCAGTTTAGCGACCGGACACAGCTTGCGATGACCCCATCTGACACTGGGAGAGCGAGCAGCAACCGTAGCTCAGCAGCGTAGAGCGTGGCGCTTAGCCAAGGTCGCGGGTGCAAGTCCCGCCGGTTGCATTGAAGCACTTCACTTTTCGTGAGGTGCTATTTTTATACATATTTTCGGAGGCGAGGGCATGAAACTATACTTGGTTGTATGTGAGACCGGGGACGCAGATCAATGGGAAGGCGGGACCGAAGAGGCCGATGCTGTATTTGCTACAACTGATAAAGCCAAGCTCGATGATTATCTATCAACTAGAATGCATGGCTATGACAACGTGGTCACAATGGAACTAGACAAGGAATACCCTGAAGGAACAAAATCCTCTAAGTGTCTTGCATCGTGGTGGGAAGAAGGGCCGTGTTATGACGACCCAATGGACATCTAATTTAAATTTTCAGGAGGCGAGTAGATGCAATGGACAGATGAACAAATCAGCGGCATTAGGAAGCTCGCCTCTGAAGGCTTTACAAGACGAGAGACAGCCGACAAGCTCGGGATTAGCTATGATGCGCTTCAAGGTAAAGCAAGACGGCTTGGGATCGAGTTCCAAAAGCCGCTAAAGAACGAATACGATTCAGACGGCACACAGTCAAGCGAAACCATTCTAAAGGTTGTCAGGGGTCACAAAATGACGCCTAGAGAGGTTTTGGAAGCTCACGGGTACGATTACACCAAGTGGGAGCTTGTACGTGCTACAAGCAACTTCTGGAAGCAGACGCCTGAAGCAACGTTGTATCAAAGCAAGATACAAATCAGGCCGTTAGTTGAAGCAGAACAATATGAATCATTGATGAATGACATCATCACACACAAGGAGCCATATCAAGCTAAGGCTCCTATTTTTGTGGAATCAGATCGCTATCTGGTCATTCCTGCTTTTGATACACATTTCAACGGTCACACATTCGACATCTATGCGGAATCTCTTAAACGGCAACTAGAAATCATTCAACGCGGCCACTACGCCAAAATATTGCTCGTTCTGGGCGGTGATTTAGCTCACGTGGACAATATCAACTCGACCACAGCAAAGGGCACACAACTCGAAACAACCGACTTAGGCGAGACGGTGAACGAAATGGAGCAATACTTCGAGACACTGATTGAAGCAATCATTAAGAACGCCAATGAGTGTGAGGTCATGTATGCGCCAGGTAACCACGATCCGTCAGTTGGATATATGTTCGCACGTCTATTGAAACGCGCCTACAGCAACCAGACAAATATCACATGGGATATATCACTGAAGCATTACAAAGGCGCAATGTTAGGCCACAACTTCATTGGTGCTACTCATGGTGACAAAGGTAAGAACAACTACCTTGCGAAGTATCTTGATGAGTTCGGCTTCATGTTAGGAACAGCACAGAATCGCGAGCTGTTTACGGGACATCTACATTCAGAGATGAGCAAAGACCTAGGCGGATTCGTTCAGCGCCAAGTATCGACGCGCAAGCCAACCGATCAGTGGACTGATGATATTGGCGTGGTTGCTCACAAAACGTTTGAGCTGGTCGAATACAGCGATCGTGATACCCGTGCCATTTACTATGTGTGAGGTGATTTCATGGCTCAAATGGTAATGACAAATTTCGGCTACATGTCGAAGGCTGAGGCCTCAATCATCGGGAAACTCGCCAAAGAGGAAGCTCAGAAAAAAGCTAAGGAAGACAAGAAAAAGCGCGGGAGGTGTGGTGATATGTAATGCGACTGACAGCAAAACAAAAGAAGTTCGTTGATTCTTATATTGCTGATAGCAATGCCACCAAAGCGGCACTAGAAGCAGGATACAGCAAAAGAACAGCAAGGTTTGTCGGTGCAGAAAACCTAACAAAACCTAACATTAAAGCTGCCATCGATGAACGCATGAAACACATCGAGTCTGACAAGATTGCTAAGGCTGCTGAGGTGCTTCAATACTTCACCACAGTGCTTCGTGGAAAGGCAAAGGAGACAATTATAGTTAGCACTCCGGATGGCGCAGAGTCTGTTGAAAACGATCCAAGCATCAAAGACCGCATGGCAGCAGGACGCGAATTGTTAAAGCGTTACCCTGGTAATGATGAGCTGCTCAATGCTCAGCTAACGAAGATTATTGCTGATATTGAGAAAACTAAGGCTGACGTTCGCAAGTCTGAAGCTGAGGCTGACATCATGGAAGCTAAGGCCAAACGTGAAACGAGCGAAGATGGTAGCAATATCACAATTAACATCAAGCCAATTCATCAAGACGGAGGCGATGACAATGCAGATTAATATCGATCTGGATTCAATCGTCCCAAAGGCTTATGCGCCGCTTTACAATGACAGAACACGTTATCTGACATACAAAGGCAGTCGTGGATCACGCAAGTCGTTTTCTGTTGCTGAAGACGTGATTATGCAAATCATCTTGCACCCTTACGTCAATTGGATCGTGCTTCGCCAATACGCATATACGAACAAAGATTCGACATATTCAACTATCCAGCAAGCAGCAAACCGGCTGGGCGTTTACGATCTGTTCAAGTTCACGTTGTCACCACTAGAAATCACCTTTAAGCCAACAGGCCAGAAGGTGTTTTTTCGTGGCATGGACAAGCCTTTAGCGGTTACTTCATTGCAACCAACTACCGGTGTTCTTGCTCGTGCATGGTGGGAAGAAGCGTATGAGCTTAAGTCACTGGACGCGTTCAAGACCGTTGAAGAAACCATGCGTGGTGAGATCAGTGATCCTGATGGCTATTATCAGTCAATAATCACATTCAACCCGTGGAGTGATCAGCATTGGCTTAAGCGTGAGTTTTTTGATGAAGACACAAAGAACCCACGATCTAAGTCGTTCACTACCACATACAAGGACAACCCGTATCTTGACGATGACTATATCGCAAGCCTCAAGGACATGATTAAGCGCAACCCTAACCGTGCCCGTGTTGCCGTATATGGTGACTGGGGCATTGCAGAAGGGCTTGTGTTTGATGGACTGTTCGAGCAACGCGATTTCAGCATGGAAGATATTGCAGCGTTGCCAAAAGCAGTTGGCCTTGACTTCGGGTTCAAACATGACCCGACAGCAGGCGAGTTCATGGCAATCGACCAGCAGAACAGAGTCGTGTATATCTACGATGAGTTCTACCAACAGGGAATGCTAACACAGCAGATTGCTGAGGCCATTGGACAACACAAAGGCTACGGCTTGCAGATAACGGCTGATAGTGCCGAGCAGAGGCTCATATCCGAATTGTCAGGTGTATATGGTGTGCCGAACATCATAGGTGCTGGCAAGGGTAAAGACAGTGTCTCACAGGGCATTCAATACATGCAGTCTTACCATTTTGTGGTTCATCCGCGTGTTAAAGGACTACTGGAAGAATTCAACACCTACGTTTATTCAAAAGACAAGTTCGATAACTGGACGAACACGCCAGTCGATGCCAATAACCATGCAATTGATGCATTGCGGTATGCGATGGAGCCGTTCATGTTCAGAACTGCCGGACATTACATGAGTAACCAAGAACGCATTCAAACAATTAAAAATCTAGGATTGGGGTGACATGATGGATCCATTTGAAGAATCAAACTTACTGTATCAAGAAGACATTACGAACCTCACTCCGGATCGGATCATGAAGTTCATTTTTCATCATCACGAATATCAGCTTCCACGGCTAAAAAAGCTTGATCGATATTACAAAGGCCAGAACGAAGGCATTCTAAGTCCGCAGTCGCGGCGCATTGAAACTGGAAAGTCAGACCATCGAGCCGTTCATTCATTCGGTAAGTACATTGCCGATTTCCAGACGGCATATTCTGTTGGTAATCCAGTGAACGTTAAACTTGATAAAGATGACAAGCGGCTTGACCAAATTACACGAGTGAACGATCTGGACGCGCTCAACTATGATCTGTTCCTAGACATGACGCGCTATGGACGTGCATACGAGTACGTTTACTACGGTAGTGACTCAATCGAACATTGCGTTCGTTTGGACCCGCTTGACACGTTCGTAATCTACTCGCTTGATGTTGATCCGCAACCAATCATGGCTGTCCGCTATCACTCGGTTGAATTGGTTGACGAGAACAACAAGACAATCATCGACATCATTCCAGAAACATGGACAGTTACAGAGCATGATGTTTACAAGCCAACTACCGTTGGTGGCGCAATGTACTTGGATCACAGTGAGATCATTCGTGTGTTCCCTGTTGTCGAGTATGACAACAACCGGTTCCGAACTGGAGACTTTGAGCACGTGATCTCACTGATTGACCTATACGATTCGGCACAATCTGACACGGCTAACTACATGACAGACTTGAATGATGCGTTGCTGGTTATCACAGGCGATATTGATGCATTATTCAACGGTAGCACGCTTCTAAGCGGTGTTGACCCCAACGATCCTGAGGCGATGAAAAAGCTCGCACAGGACAAGCTAGAGCTGATCAAGGAACAAAAAGACGCTAACATGCTGCTGCTTAAGTCTCGAATGACAGCAAACGGTCAGCAGACTAGTGTTGACGCAAAGTATATCAACAAAGAGTATGACGTCAGCGGGACCGAAGCATACAAGAAGCGTGTTGCCGAAGACATTCACAAGTTTAGTCACACACCGGACTTGACGGACAGCAACTTTGCGGCCAATGTTTCTGGTGTGGCGATGAAGTACAAGCTACTTGGCACCGTGGAACTAGCAGCAATCAAGCGAAGAATGTTTGAGAAGTCATTATATCAACGCTATTCAATCATCTATGCACTAGATCAAAGCGTGTCAGGTGGTATGAAGACAGATCCTAACACGATTCAGTTCACGTTCCGCGACAATCTGCCAACAGACGACATCACGCAGATTCAAGCGCTTGTTACTGCTGGTGCAGTATTGCCACAAGAGTATCTTTACAGATTCGCACCCGGCGTCACTGACCCGCAAGAGATTACTGACATGATTGCCAAACAACGAGCAGACAGCGATTACAACGAGGACTTGACGAGCAATGACGAAAACACCGAAGGAACGGATCAAAGCGTTCGCGGACAAGCAGGACAAGCAGCACCGCCAGATAGCAAGTGATGTTGCTAAATACACCGCAGCATTCATGGCGTTCTGGTATGCATTCAATGAGAAACACGAAGACTACACACATGCTGACGATTCGCGTTACTACGATCCAGAATTGAAAGAACAACTTGATCGAGATGCACAGTCAGCAGGAGTTAAGCAGAAATCAGTTGCTAACAACGATGAGTTACTATCATATGCGGCCTATGTTTACGCAACGGCAGTGGCCATTAAGGTTGCCGATTACATCGGTACCGCTCTTGGCGATTTGGCAAAGCAGACTGCCAAGCTGGGGTCATCAATCTACGGCAAGCACATCAAGGCTGACTTGTCAGTAGTCAATAAGCTGTTCGACGGTGTGACATGGAGCGATCGCATATGGTCAAATCAAGACGCTTTGCGTAACGATTTGGTGAAGATGATGAAGAATGCACTGCTGACACACAGCAATCCGATTACGCAAAGCCCATCGCTTCGTAAGAAGTTTGGTGTCATGAAGTATCAGTCAGACCGCATCATTCGAACAGAAAGCGATCGTGTCATGGCTCATCAGAGCATTGTTAATGCACGTGAAGCTGGATACAAGAAAGTTACTTGGGTGATTAACTCCGGTGCATGTGACATCTGCTTGCAACACAGTGGTGAAGTTTACACACTGAAGCAAGCCGATGGTATGATACCGGCTCATCCCAACTGCCTGTGTTCTTGGGCTGCGTATGATACCGGCGATGAAGTTGACGATGATTAGGAGGAAATAATGGAAAACTTCAAAGTTGACGTTCTAGGAATTGAATATAAGGTGCTCGTTAATCAGAACAGAAAAGACTATCCGCTTCTTGAAGAAGCAGACGGATTCACAGACTTTACCACAAAGAAAATAATCATTGAGGAGCTCAAAAGGGGCCCGCGCAATTGGGAAGATATGGATAGTTACTTTCGGCAGGTGCTTCGCCATGAGATTATACATGCTTTTCTACACGAATCAGGGCTTGACAGCAATACTGACTGGGCTCGAAACGAAGAAATTGTTGATTGGATTGCAATCCAGTTTCCAAAGCTAAAGAAGACTTTCAAAGAGGCCAAGGATGAAATATCATGAAACAACCGGAAGCTGAACATCCCGTTTGACTAATCTCGTGACCTGAGCAAGTCCCTAAACTACCCAAAAATAAGCGTGAAGTGATAGACGTGTGACCGTGGCTGGGCTAAATGGCGTGGCTGGGATCGTTAAGCACGTCTATTCGTTTTGGGCTAAACAGGAGGAACCATCATGGCAGAAGAAACACAAACTCAAGAAGAAGTCGAGACAACCGAAGCCACCACTCAGGAACCAACCACGTACACACAGGCTCAGCTAGATAGTGAGGCCGATAAGCGCGCAGCTAAGGCGCTGGAAACGGCTAAGGCTAAGTGGGAAGCAGAACAAGCCAAGGCGCTTGAGGACGCAAAGAGTGAGGGCGCTCGGCTCGCTAAGATGTCGGCCGATGAGAAGGCACAAGAACTGGAGAAACAACGTCAAGCGGCCTTGGACAAGCGTGAGGCTGAACTCAATCAACGTGAATTATCGACAAGCACGAAGTCATTGCTAGTTGACAAAGGACTGCCGACTGATTTCGCTGACTCGCTGGTTGCGTTAGGTGATGCTGACAAAATCAAGTCGGCTGTTGAGAATATTCAGAAGACAATTCAGGAAACGGTCAACAAGCAGGTCGAATCTAAACTGCAAACCGATCCGCCTAAGAATGGTCCTTCTGCCCTTGATGGTGCTGATGATCCATTCAAGAAAATTATGGCACAATACAAAAAATAGGAGGTAGCTAAAAATGGCTACAGAAAATAACGATTTACCAGTACGTCTCTATCAAAAACAATTTATTGGTTTGATGCAAACTGTATTCGGTGTGCAAAGCACATTCACCCCAACGTTCGGTGCACTGCAAGCACTCGATGGCGTTCAAAACAACGCGATTGCGTTCAGTGTCAAAGCAAATGACGTTCCGGTTGCGGTTGGCACCTACAACACTGACCCTAATGTTGCATTCGGTACTGGTACTAGCAATTCCAACCGCTTCGGGCCAATGAAGGAAATTGTCTACGGCGACATTGATGTACCGTATTCCTTCGGCTGGAGCTTCAACGAAGGTATCGACCAGTTAACTGTCAACAACGATTTGAACGCTGCTGTTGCTGATCGCCTGAATTTGCAAGCACAAGCCAAGACGCGGCTGTTCAACAGCAAGCTGGGCGCTTATTTGGTTGCTAGTGCAGCGGCTGACCTTGGTGCGGTAACTGATGTAAACGATGTATTCGAGGAAGCTTCAGAACGCTACACAGATTTGGAAGTCGTTGTTCCAGTTCGTGCATACGTTACTGCCGAAGTATATAACGCAATCATCGATCACCAGTTGGTAACCAGCTCCAAGGGTTCTGCTGTGAACATTGATGAAAACGGCATCGTGCGTTTCCGTGATATTGTTGTTACCAAGACGCCTACCCGTTACATGGCTGGCAAGTCTATCATCTTCGCACCTGATAACATTGGCCGTGCATTTACCGGTATCAACGTTGTTCGGACGATTCAATCTGAGAACTTTGCGGGTGTTGCTTTGCAAGGTGCCGGCAAGGCAGGTCAGTGGATCAGCGATGACAACCGTCAGGCAATCTTCACTGCCGGGACGTCAGCAACCACCACGACTTCGACTGTGAAACCGACCACTACGACTACCACTTCGCACGCTTAATTAATTGATCTAAGTCGCCTATCGAAATGGGACAATACGGGAGACCGGGCGGCTGATTGGAGGACAGAATGAAGCTTATTTTGTGTCAACCTGCTATTAAGAGATTTGAGTGGGAGTTAGAAGTCTGCCTAACCAATCTGCGAAGTGTCGGGTTTGACATGAAAGATGTCGTTTTGCTCTTCACTGCGCATGATTCTAAGGTGCCAGAAACGCTTTCTATTAAATACGGTGTAGAAGTACACACGTATACCGACAAGCGCACAGACAAGCGATATATCCCGTCTGTGAAGCCTTGGCTTTGGTGGCAGTATCTAGCTGAAGACCCAGAACGTGAGAACGAGGACTATTTTTACTTTGATAGTGACGTCATCTTCCGTAAACGGCCAGACTTCCGCAAGCTGAAAGCAAAGCCTGATCGTTGGCTGTGCAGTAACACGCTTAGCTATATTAGCGTTGACTATATTAAGCAATGTGAACACGGAGAAGAAATCCTGAAACACATGGCTGACATTGTCGGAGTTACGTTGGCCTCACTTGAAACGATAAACCACAACTCTGGCGGTGCTCAATGGGTCATCAGTCACCCGTCAGCTGAATACTGGCGAAAGGTGTATGCCGACAGCAACCGACTGTGGCAATATTTGCAGACAGTTGATAGCAATATCCAGAAATGGACAGCAGAAATGTGGTCGCAGTTATGGAATATGATGTACTTCAACATTGGGCCGGTAATCAGTGATGAACTCGATTTTTGTTGGGCTACTGATCCTGTGAAACGATGGAAAGAAACAAAAATCATGCACAACGCAGGCGTGACTGTGAATGACAAACGGCTGTTCTTCAAAGGGCAGTATGTCAATCGAACGCCGTTTGATGATGACCTGAGTTTCGTAGACAAGTCGAAGTGCTCATACAAGTACGTTCAAGCAGTAAAGGCGGTGAAATGATGGCAGTTTTAGACAGTGTGAAACTACGCATTGGTTTGGCCGATACAATGCAAGATAACTTGTTGAATGATCTGATTGATGACGCCACAGCGCGTGTACTGACTTATATCAACCAAGACGGTATTGTCAATCAGACTGTGCCAGATGCGGTCACGTGGGTAATCAAGGACATTGTGGTTAAGATGTATAACCGTATCGGTGATGAAGGCAAGCAAAGCGGCACCGAAGGCAACGTATCAAACACGTGGGAAGCCATCGATTTATCCAAGTATGCTGACGCCCTCGACGTTTACCGTGAATCATCGCAAAGCCGCCGGCCGGGAATGAGGTTCGTATGAGATATAGCAATCGAATCACCCTCATTAGAAAAGTGCCACCTGCTGATCCATTGCATGACAGGCCGACAGAAACACGTGAAACGGTCACTTGCCTGACAATCCCGATTACCAGTGCACAAGAGCTATCTGTATACGGTCTTGTGAACACCATGGCCTACGAGATTCACGTAAAGAATCCCGCACTGCCTGTGAACGAAATCGAGATTGACGGTGTCAAATGGACGATCAACAAGACATTCGTGAACCGCAAGTCAACCGTATTCATCGTGTCTGGAGGTGCAAGCAATGACTAATACCAATGTCACATGGTCAGGACTAGACAAGCTAATGGAAGAACTCGGCGCGACTGCTGGAGCAACGATTGAAGCCGCGTCATCAGCGATGAAGATCACTACTGGCCAAGTTCAGGCAACAGCGAAGCAAGTTGCCCCTAAAAGAACTGGATACATGGCAAACAACATCAGCGTTGAACCGGTAAAAAAGACAGCTACCTCTGTCACTGGAACTGTCAATGCAAAAGCTAACTATTCATCTTTTGTGGAATTTGGCACCTACAAAATGTCAGCCGAGCCATTCATTCGTCCAGCCGTTTCAGCAGCACAAACATTGTTCATTAAAACGACAATGGACAAGTTAAAGGAGGCAGCCACATTCAAATGACACTTTCTCAATGGTACGAAGATGTGCAAACTCAATTGACTGCTGATGGCCTCAACCCTGTATTCGTTCAGCCGGACGCTAAGAGCGTGTTACCACTGGTTTTTGTGAACGTTCATGTTGATTCTGACATGTCATCTAAGACGGGGACACTTTCGAGTGTAGGTCAGCAGATTGACATCTACGACAGCATCGACACACCACCGGCTGAGTGGGAGGACTTCGTTCGCAAGGTTAAATGGTCGCTCAGTAAGGTGACACGGTGGCAGTCATTAACGGCATCTAATTCAATCGACACAAGCATGGGCGATAGTACACCATTACGCCGCTGCA